ACCTTGGCTTCGTCTACCGGATCGACCGGGTAACGCGGACGGGCAGGGTGCTGGATTCGCAGTTCGTTCTGATTGATTCAATTACATGGTGCTGATATGAAAAAGACCGAATGGTACATGGCCGCCATCCGCCCAGCCCGCCCCGGAATCTACGAAGTCTACCGACCATGTTTCATCGGCGATAACGATATCGATCCTTATCACCGTCTTAAGTGGACCGGCACCGGTTGGCAGTATTGCGAACCGGTTGGAATTTGCGATGACGGCGACACGGCAAGCATGGAACGCAGGGATAAATGGCGCGGCCTCACGGAGCAACCGAAATGACCATCAACATTCACTACGTATGGGCCGGGATCATCGCCTGGTCCGCTGTATCCCTTCTGGCGGTGGCCTTCATCCACGGCGCCGACGAGCGCCGCCAGGATTCGCGGAAGTGGGAAACGGAATGGAGGCGGGCATGAAGAAGCAACGAGGTGAAGCATCGTTCGGAATGGTCGCCATGATCGTGTTCCTGATTTCTCTGGCCGGCTGGCTGACACACATTGTCGACTGCCTCATCCACCAGCTTTACGTGCTGCTGCTGGTCGGCGTGTTCGTGTTCCCAGTTGGAATTTTCCACGGAATCGGGGTTTGGTTTGGGTTCTGGGCGTAGGAGGGCGGAATGAAAAGGATTGCATTGGTTGTCGCGTGCGCAGCGTTGCTCGCCGCATGTACTGACGAGACCGCCGCCCGCCATGCCTTGGAAGCGTCTGGCTTCACCGACGTCAAGATCACCGGGTACTCGTACTTCGGGTGCGACAAGAACGACACGTTCTCAACAGGATTCGAGGCGCGAGGCCCGAAAGGCCAATTCACTGAGGGCGTCGTTTGCTCCGGTTGGATGAAGGGCGCAACGATCCGGTTCGACTAGGGAGGCCGCCATGCGCGACAGCAACGACGACGGATGGGAAGACTGGACCTACTGGTCAGAAGTCGCCAACGAAGTACTCACCGAGCAAAAGAAGCGGGACGATTGGGTGGCATGGCTGCGGTTCCGCGCGAAGTTGCTGGGGCCGTTTGACTGATTAACACCACGCGAACCCGGCGCTTAACCGGGTGCCCTGAGCGGATCGCATCGGCGGTGGAAACACCGGGCAACGCAGAGTACATGCCCTAGCTGCGCTGGCTACACCGATGGGCTGTGTCGAAGTGCGATCCACTGAGGGCGAGCCACCTTCAACAGAATTGAGGACTACAAATGACTACGGTAGACCAAACCATTAGTGACGACTGGCGCAACCGCGACCTGGATGCAAGTTTCGAAGGATCGCCCGCGCCCCTAACCCAAGACGAATGGGAGCGCGAGTACTCCGAATTCTGCGACACCGAACTGTTCGGCGGAGTCAATGCCACGTTCGATCAAGTTTTTAAGGTGTTGCGATGAGCGAGATCAAGCACACGCCAGCACCTGACGCTATGCGCGAGAGGGTGCGCGACGCTGTCGCCGAAGCACTTGGCGACGCTTACGACTGCACACGCGTTTGGTCCGCGTGGGGTGTTGGCACGATGGGGCCGGACGACTTTTCACCGGTCGCCGAAGACGATGACCGCCTTACGGAGATCGTCGACGCGGCACTCGACGCCGCCGCCGCGCCCGAACTGCTCGAAGCATTGGAGAGCATCCGCCGATACGGATTGGACACGCTTTCAGGTAGAGCCGATGGCGGAATAGATGATCGGGAATGGCAACGCGAAGCCGTCAACGAGATGACAAAGCGTGCGCGCATTGCAATCGAAAAAGTCACCGGGAGCCAATCATGAGCGCGACCTACTTTCAAGACGAAGGTGTCGAGGTCTGCATATCAGATGCCGGGTACAACGCGCTCGCATCCGAACAACGCATGAACCACGCAATCAGCATCCACACCGCGATATTCGCTGGATCGGCTATCGGCCTGATCGTGACGTTCGCTGCGCTGGTTATCACCAAAATCCATGGAGCCTGACATGAACCTTATCGGAGTCGACCTTCGAACTGTCGTCACAACCGCGCGCCTCACGCAAGCCGAAAAGATGGAAGCGCAACTGCGCCATTTGGCCGCGATGAATGACGCGCAACTAGCGGAGAAGAAGGAGAGGAATGCGCGGCGTGGGCTGAGGCCGATGAATATCGGAACTAGCTGGATTCCGCCCAGCGTGGCGCGTCAGTTCAGCATGCAGAGCATCAGGGGCGCGGCATGAGCATCGTTCGCAACAACCTGATGGAGCGGCCCGGATATTCGCCGTACTGCGGATCGGTGGATTGTCGGCACGGCATGCCGCGTAGCACATGGGACGGCCAACAGTTCAAATGTCGTTGCGGCTGGCGCTCAAGTTTTCCTGATGACTTCATCGCTGAGTACAAGGCGAAATGGGGTCTGGCATGAGCGACCGCGATCCCGACTACATGGATTTGGACGACGACCGCGTTCAAATCGTCTGCCATCACTGCGGCAAGGATGCCGTCGTGATCCAACGCGACTTTGGAATTGGGCGGTATGAGTTCCGAGGGAGCAAGGGCATTCACCGCGAGATGCGGGATTGCTGTTCCGAATGCGGAGATGAGCTATGAAAGAGTTCTACATCATAAGTTTGAAGTGGACCAAGCGCGGCGACATGTACATCACATTCTGGCGCCCAGACGACTCAGGATATGCCTACCCGCTCTCATGGTCGGGCAAGTACTCCGAATCGCGCGTTATGGCCAACCCTGGATATTACAACAACGGGCACAGCACGATTGCGGTGCCTTGCTTAGTCGTTGAGCCGCTTGGCGAAGCCCCGGAGCGCGGCCAGATCGATAACGACGCCGGCCCAGTCGTGCGAAACATTGCTGAGCACTGGAAAGTCCTGATAGCCAACGTGATCGAGCCGCCGTCGCATCTAACCCAGCCTCAGTACAGGGGCGCACCACGAACAAAGGAGGCCGCGTGAGCGACCTGAAGCCAACGCCAGAATCAAAGTATCTGATGTTCTCCGAGGCGTCAGTCGATAACTTCGCGCGCGGGCGCTTTCCAAGTCCAGATGCAGATTTGCACATGGTTCGAGCACAACTCTCCCGGCAGATCGCAGCAGCGCTTGTCAATGAGCACGTCGAAAAGGAAGACCGGGGTCTCCGTACCAATTACCGCATGGCGGTGTACGTGATGACGCCGGATCAACTGAGCGAAGTGATCCAGCAGCATATTCATGCCGAGCGCGGGTGGGTTGATCAATTCGCGTTCGGAATACCAGTAATGACGCTTGGGAGGGGAACCTAGCATGATCGAGTCCAAACAACTGACGGTTGCCGAGCAGCCGCAACAACTGATCACCATCGAGCCGGCGAAGTACGTCGAGCTCGTGTTTGAGCCGTTCGCCAAGCGCCTGGAGAATGCCAAGACACTGGCCGCCGCCGCAAAGTTCGACGTGACGACGACAGCAGGCATGGCGGTCGCCGTGAAGTACCGCGCGACGTTCCGTGAGATCCGCGTCGCCAGCGAGAAGGCCCGCAAGGAACGCAAGGCGCCGATTCTGGAGATCGGCAAGCTACTGGACAGCCGCCAGAAGGAGATCGAAGCGGAGATCGAGCCGTTTGAATCTCGCTTCGATGCGGCTATCAAGGCCGAGGAAAAGCGCAAGGACGACGAGAAGATTGCGAGGGCGGTGGCGGAGTCGGCGCGCATCACGGCCATTCGCCAGAGCATCGAAGGGCTGCGCGCGTATGCGACATCTGCGGTTGGTCGGTCATCAATGCAGATCGCGGCGATGATCGAAACGCTTGAGGGCGTTGAAATCACGCTGGAGACGCACAAGGAATTCGCTGGCGAGGGACAGGCCGCACAGGTTGCCACCCTCGCCAAGCTGGGCGAGATGCTGACGGCGCAACAGGCGCACGAAGCAGAAGCTAAGCGCTTGCAGGCCGAGCGCGAGGCGCTTGAGCGTCAACGCGCGGAACTGGCCGAGCAGGAGCGCAAGGCAGCCGCAGCGCGGGCCGAGCAGGAAAAGGCAGACCGCGAGGCAAGGGAGGCCGAAGAAGCCCGCTTGCGTGCCATCCGTGAAGCCGAGGAAGCCGCGCAACGGGAAGCGCAAGCCAAAGCCGCCGCAGCGATGCGCCAGCAGCAAGCCGAGCATGAGGCACGCATGGCCGCTGAGCGTGCGGAGTTTCAGCGACAGCAAGACGAGATGGCCGCAAAGCAGCGCGAGTTGCGTGAGGCAACCGAGAGGCTGGCCCGCGAACAGCGGGAACGCGAAGAAGCCACCGCAGCCGCAGCAAAGCTCGAAGCCGATCACGGCGAAGCGCTAGAGGACAACGCAGCCATCGACGCGCTGCGCAAATTGGCGGCCGAAGCACGACGCCAGGAGGAACAGCGCCAAGCCACCGAGGCAGAGCGCCAACGCCGCGAGCGTGTGCAGTTCGAGAAGAACGGGCCGGGCGACGTCGAGATGGTTAAGACGTTGGCCGCGCACTACGACGTCACCGTTGGCGACGTTATGGGATGGATGAAGGAATTCGACTACACCGCAGCCGATAAGCAATTGGCTGCCGAGAACACCCGCAAGGCAGCTTAACCAACCCCCAACGCCCCGCCGAGTCTGGGGCACGGAGAAATCATGAACGAACTTTCAATTCCCCAGTCTTCGGACTTGTCGCCACGCTCCTTGGATGAGGCAATGCGACTAGCCGATGTTCTCGCTAACTCGACTTTTGTCCCGAAGGACTGCCAAGGCAAGCCCGGAAACATTCTTGTCGCCATCCAGTGGGGCATGGAAATTGGCTTGAAGCCGATGCAGGCCATGCAGAACATCGCGGTCATCAATGGCCGCCCGTCGATCTGGGGTGACGCGGCACTCGCCCTAGTGCTTGCCTCGCCCGTCTGCGAGGATGTCGTCGAGTACTACGAGGGCACGGGCGAAGACTATTGCGCCGTGTGCATCGCCAAGCGTAAGGGCAAGACCGACAAGGTCAACAAGTTTTCCATCAAGGATGCGAAGGCTGCGGGCTTGAGCGGCAAACAGGGGCCGTGGACGCAATACCGCGATCGTATGCTCAAGATGCGCGCTCGCGCGTTCTCTCTGCGAGATCAGTTCACGGACGTCCTGAAGGGTATCGCCATCACTGAGGAAGTGATGGATTACTCGACCATCGAGAAAGACATCACGCCCGGCAAGCAGGCCCCGGCGCAAATCGCCCAACAGGCAGCCGACAACGCGCGTCCGGAGCGCACGCAGCATCATGTCGAAATCATCGCGAAACTGGAAAAGGTTTCGAAGGAACTGGGATTCGAGCCGTTCAAGGAAGAGTGGTCGAAGCTTCCGCGCGATGATCGGGCAGCTATCGGGCTGGGCGAGCGCGACCGGATCGCGGCGTTAGCTGGGACGCAATCTCCGCCGGCACTCGAAACGTCCGCCGATGAAGGTCAACGCCAACCGGGAGTAGACGATGAGTGAAATTATCGAGCAACGGTCAGACGCATGGAGAGAGCAGCGCGCGGGAAAGATCACGGCGTCGTGCTTCATGGATGCCATCGCCGTGACTGAGGTCGAGCCCGGCGCCGTGTGGAAATCGGGACCGCGCAAGGGGCAGCCGAAGTTGCCCGAGTCGACGGCAGCACGCGACACCTACATGCGGACGATTGCTTTCGAGCGGACGGCAGGCATTCCGCGGCACGAGATCGGCAGCAAGTCGCTTCAGTGGGGAACGGATGTTGAGGCATTCGCCCGCGAGGCCTACGAGCTGGAGACCGGGAATATCGTCGTCGAGAGTGGATTTCTGGCGCACCCGCAATTTGACTTTATCGGCGCGTCGCCCGATGGCTTGGTGAGCGTCGACGGCGGGATCGAGATGAAGTGCCCGCACGACGAGCAGGTGCATATCAAGACGATCCTGACTGGCATGCCCGAGGAGCATATCGGCCAGGTTCAGGGCGCGATGCTCGTTACTGGCCGGCAGTGGTGGGATTTTATTTCTTACGATCCGCGCCAGAAAGAAAGCCTACGCCTCTACGTGCAGCGCATCGAGCGTGACGAAGCATTCATTCAGAAGCTTCTGGCAGGCCTGCTGCAGTTCAATGCTGAGGTCGAGGCGATGATCCGGCAGCTTGAACGGCGAGCCGCCTAACCTCTCACGCGCCCACCCAGCATCAGATGAAGCCTAACGGCGCGAATCTCTGCTGTCAGCCTGGATGGGCGCGCCCCCTACAACACTCTTGAAGGCGCACATTCCAGGCGCCCTTCGAAAGGTGCGTGTGTGTTCCCGGCTTCGGCCGGGTTTTTTCGAGCATAGATATGACGACGAATATGGATGCAGTGCCGAGCCTGCTGCCGTGCCCGTTTTGCGGCAGTTCAAAAGTAGGGATGGCCAGCGAACACGATAGCGACACGGGCGGTGTCTTTCTATCCGTTAAGTGCTCCGGGTGCCGAGCATCGAGCGGCGCGGGCTTCTCGACCGACCCATGCCCGCAGACATATCAGGAAGTGCGGGACGAATGGAACCGACGCGCCCCCACTCCCGCCGTACAGGCAGAGGCGGTGCGGATGGATGGCTCTTTGACTCGCGAATTGCTCGAAACCCTGCAAATGATGGTGCTGCACTTCACAAAAACGCCGTCAACGCTGGCCGACTCCAAGGCTCGCGGTAAGGCACATGAGGTCATTACCAAAGCTTATGCGCAGATTGGCTATGCCTCTTCATCTGCCGGGGATCAGTCGTAATGCATTGGATTCTCACCATCTTCGTCGCATTCACCGGGCACCAGTCCATCGACCATCAAGAGTATTTCGCTGAGGAACAGTGTCAATCCGCAGCGCAAGTGATCAACCAGCAATACCGTGCAGCGCTGAACCCCAACGCGCTGCTTCTCACATGCACCGTTAAGGATGAGTCACACAGATGAAAGATGACTTCAACGGCGATAACGCCAAGCTGGTCAGCGCTATCGAGGCGCTGCTTGCACTCGACGCGAGTGGCTCACTCGTCCCGCATGGTGTGGGCGGCCATGCCCGCACGATGCTTGAGGCGGCTGCGGTGCGGCTATCCGCAAGCAAACCTGCCGTGACTACCGTCTTTGACCATTCAGACGATTTTGCTATCGATCATTTTGCGGTGGCGCTCAAGGCCAAGCTGGCTGCATCGCGAGCTAAGGGGCGCGGAGGCTGGGAGCAATGCGACCCGGCGATGCTTTCGAACATGCTGCGGGAACACGTCGAGAAGGGTGATCCGCGCGACGTGGCGAACTTCTGCATGTTCCTGTGGTGGCATAAGGCATCTATTGCCGCATGCCCTGCCGCGCCAGCGCAATCGGGTGAGCCGGTGATCCCGCCGTTCGTCACGGAGCAGCACACGGCCGACTTCCAGCGCCTGTACTCGCTCCTGGAGGATGGCGAAGGCTACGACATTCCGAAAGACCGTATGGAATCGCTCGCGGACACGGGCCTGATCCGAAATGAGCGGGCGGCGAAAACGAAATGCACGCAATGTTGCGGTCTTGGTTATTACCGGGGGAAGTGGCCCTTTGACTGGTCTGTAACTTGCGAGATTTGCCAGGGGAAGGGCCAAGTTCGCGCCGCGTCCCCGCAAGCCACGCT